GTTAGAAAAAAGGAATGCATTAAGTCACCTCGACTTCCCGGAAGAGAATTAACTGAAAACATTCCAATTAACTTTATTTGTATATTAGCACAGTTTTGTAAAAAAAGAAAGCATTATTTTTCTTCTAGTAAAAAATAACGTGTAACCACGGTCATGTGAGCCGAATGTAGAAAGGAATTAAATTATGAAGAAAGTATTTATTATCTCCAATTTTAAAGGAGACATCGATGCAAATATCAAAAAGGCACTTTATTATGGACAGATTGTCATTGGAACAGGAAGAATTCCAGTAGTGCCTTATCTCTACTTCAAGCAGTTTCTGAACGAGAACAATCCTAATGAAAAAATGAAAATAATTGATATGGGTCTGGAACTCATGGAAGACTGCGATGAAGTTTATCTGATGGGTTTTGACATTACGGAAGGCATGGAGTTTGAACTGGATTATGCAAGAGGACTCCGTATCCCGGTTAGTCTCTATGATGCAGATATGAACCGTATCAACATTAGAACCCTTCGTGTAGATGAACGTGCCACACCGGAATATTGTTCTGCAATCCGTGGCCTACGTTTGGTTCAGTAAAGAAAGGAGTTATCCCACTATGAGTAAAGGTTTATTAAAAATGGCTGAAGGATACGAACTTCTGGCAGCAGGACTTCGGGAAATGGTAAATGAAGAAAAGCCTGCAAAGAAAGAGAAAAAGGCATCTGAAAAAGATGCAGAACAGACACAGCCTACTGAAATTACGGAAAAGAAGATAACAGTGGAAATGGTTCGTGCTGTTATGGCAGACAAGTCCAGAGAGGGTAAAACACAGGAGGTGCGTCAGCTTCTGAATGAATTCGGTGTTGACAAGTTGTCTGCGATACCGGAAGAAAAGTTGGCAGACCTTCTGAAGAAAGCAGAGGTGCTGTAGTGGCGGCTCATGCAGTGTTCTCGCCATCGTCAGCCAGCCGTTATTTAAAGTGCCCTCCGGCACTACGGCTGGAGCAGCAGTTTCCAGATGAGCAGTCCCCTTATGCAGCAGAGGGGACTGCCGGACACGCATTGGCGGAACATCTTATAAAAAAGCATTTGAAGGTCCGTAGCAGGAGACCAACTTCGGAGTATTACACAGATGAATTGGTGGAGGCTGTTGATTCGTATGTAGGATATGCTATTGAGCGCATTGAGGCAGCACAACAGATTACCAAACCAATTGTTGAGGTGGAACGAAGAACGGACCTTTCTAAGTTTGTGGATGGCTGTTTTGGTACAGCAGACCTCGTGATTGTAACTGACAGGAAAATCCATATCGTTGACTTAAAACTTGGAAAGGGTGTCATGGTTGATGCAGAGCATAATGAACAGTTGATGTTATATGCCCTTGGTGTATTGGATTTTTATGAAATCATTTTTGAATTTGAAACGATAGAACTGACCATTGTCCAACCACGATTGGAGCATATTTCTACATGGGAAATTTCTGTGGAGGAATTAAAGAGGTGGGCAGAGGAAGAACTACAGCCGAAGGCAAAAATGGCACTGGCAGGAGAAGGTGAGTACAAGGCAGGAAATCACTGTAGATTTTGTAAGGCTCGTTTTACCTGTAGAGCAAGGTCTGAAGAATATCTGAAACTGGCACAGATGGAATTTTCCGAGCCTGCATTACTTTCCGATGAGGAAATTGCAGAGGTGCTATTGAAGGCAGATGCCCTGAAAAAATGGGCGGAGGAAGTGTATGCGTATGCTCAGAATGAAGCAATCGTAAATCATAGATACTGGCCGGGATTTAAACTGGTTCTTGGTAAAAGTAACCGGAAGTACACGGATGAAGAAGAGGTTGCTGAGGCAGCAAAGAGAGCCGGATACACAGATATTTTCAAATCAACACTCATTGGTATTACCGAAATGGAGAAGCTGATGGGAAAGAAGAAGTTCCAAGAAGTTCTCGGTTCTTTGGTGTATAAGCCGGATGGCAAGGTAACCTTAGTACCGGAATCGGATAAAAGAGAAGCAATAAACACAGCAACCGCAGAGGCGGATTTTAAGGAGGATTAATCTATGAATATTCCAAGCACAAAAGTAATCGTACCATGTAGACTCAGCTATGCTCACATCTGGGAGCCAGACTCCGTGAATGGCAGTGAGCCGAAGTACAGTGTTTCCTGTATCATTGACAAAAATGATAAGGAAACTATCGCAAAGATTCAGAAGGCAATTGATGTAGCCAAGGAAGAAGGAAAGGGTAAGTGGGGCGGCAAGATTCCAGCTAATCTTAAGACTCCTCTTCGTGATGGTGATATTGACCGTCCGGAAGATGAAGCATATGCAGGCTGTATGTTCTTAAATGCAAACTCCCGTCAGGCACCACAGGTAGTGGATAACAGAGTGCAGCCAATCTTGGACCAGAGCGAGGTATATTCCGGATGCTACGGCAGAGTTTCTGTAACATTTTACGGATACAACAGCAATGGAAATAAGGGTGTCGCAGCCGGACTTGGCAACGTTCAGAAGTTAAGGGATGGAGAACCTCTTGGTTCCAGAGCAAATGCAAAGGATGAATTTGATGCGGTAGATGCAGAGGATGATTTCCTTTCCTAATAGGTAGGAGCAACTACGGGGCGGTGGCAACACTGCCCCGCACATAAGGAGGAATTGGTACATGGAAACGTGGAAAGACATTAAGGGTCAGGAAAATCGATACCAAATCAGCAGTAAAGGAAGAATCCGGCGGATGCCGCGGTATGTACGTGAACGGAACGGTTCTTACAGAAGGCTTCCAATGCAGATATTGGAACTAAAGATGGACGAAGTGTTACAGATTAAGCAGCTTCTTTCAGAAGGGATACATCCTCATGTGATTGCAGAGGAGATGGGAATCTCCCGTAAAGTGGTATCAAAAATAAAATCGGGGAGGTCTTATGGATGGCTGTAATGTCCATTGATATTGAAACTTATTCTGACGTGAGTCTACCGGAATGTGGGGTACATAGATATGCTTCATCGGAGCAGTTTGAGATTTTACTGTTTGCGTACAGCCTAGATGAAGATGAAACAACGGTAGTTGACCTTGCATCTGGAGAAGAAATGCCGGAGGCAGTTATGCAGATGTTAAAGGATGATACCGTAATAAAAACAGCGTTTAATGCAGCTTTCGAACGCGCCTGTATCAACCGTTATTTCGGATTGGCACTGCCACCGGAAGTGTGGAGGTGTACAGCGGTTCAGTCAGCGATGCTTGCATTCCCTCTTTCATTGGAAGGGGTAGGGGAGGCGTTGGCGCTGGATAAAAAGAAAATGTCCGAAGGTAAGGAACTGATACGTTTTTTCTGTATGCCCTGTAAACCGACTAAAGCAAATGGTGGTAGGATACGAAATCTTCCGAGTGATGCTCCGGAAAAATGGGAACTGTTTAAATCCTACTGCATCCGAGATGTAGAGGTGGAAAAGCAGATACGGAATAAACTGAAAAATTATCCGATTCCCGAACGGGAACAGAGATTATATTGCATGGATCAGCGGATTAATGACCGTGGAATTTTGGTAGATACAGTGATGGTAAAACAGGCAATTTCCTGTGACCTGCTCTATAAAGATGCGGCTACCAGAAAGGCTTACGAATTGTCCGGTTTGGAGAATCCAAACAGTGTATCACAGTTAAAGGGATGGCTCACCAGTAAAGGACTGGAGGTGGATTCTCTTGCAAAGGAAACTGTAAAGGAACTGGTGGATAAGACGGATGGTGATGTGTCAGAACTGTTGAAGCTACGGCTTGCCATGTCAAAGACCAGTGTAAAAAAATATGAGGCAATTGAGCGTGCAGTGTGTAATGGAAGGGTGCATGGTCTGCTGCAGTTTTATGGTGCAAATCGAACTGGGAGATGGGCGGGTCGCCTTGTCCAGATACACAACCTTCCGCAAAACCATATGGAAGACTTGGAGCTGGCTCGTTCTATTGTAAAAGAAGGACGTTTTGATTTGGTAGAACTTTTATATGCTTCAACACCGGAAGTTCTTTCGGAACTTATCAGAACTGCTTTTATTGCAAAAGCGGGATGCAGGTTTATTATCAGTGACTTTTCAGCCATCGAAGCCCGTGTGCTTGCTTGGATGAGCGGGGAGCAGTGGCGATTGGAGGTGTTTGCCACACACGGAAAAATTTATGAAGCCTCTGCCTCTGCTATGTTTGGTGTCCCGATTGAAGAAATCGGGAAGACTTCTCCACTCAGGCAGAAGGGAAAAATCGCAGAACTTGCACTTGGGTATGGTGGCTCGGTAGGAGCATTGGTGTCCATGGGAGCAATTAAAATGGGATTGACTGATGAAGAATTACCAGAACTGGTGGCAGACTGGCGGAAAGCCAATCCACATATTACGGACTTTTGGAGGAAGGTGGACGTAGCTGCGCTAAAGGCAGTAAAGGAAAGAACTACGGTGCAGATGCACAGGCTGACCTTTGAATATCGTGGCGGGATTTTATTTGTCCACTTGCCATCCGGAAGGAAGTTATCGTATGTGAAACCGAGGATAGAACTGAATCGGTTCGGGCATGAGAGCATCACTTATGAAGGTGTCGGGGAATCCAAGAAATGGACCCGCATAGAAACCTACGGCGCAAAAATCGTGGAGAATATCGTACAGGCTGTATCAAGAGATATTCTTGCAGAGGCAATGTTACGCTTAGAAGATGCAGGGTTTGATATTGTCATGCATGTGCATGATGAAGTGGTTCTGGAGGTGCCGGAGGGTGTTTCTTCCGTAGAAGAGATTAACGAATTGATGGCAGTGAGTCCTTCATGGGCAGTGGGACTTCCTTTAAAGGCAGCCGGATTTGAGTCAGCATTTTATAAAAAAGATTAGGAGGAGCAGGCAATGAAACTGTATGTATCAACGGGTAATTCCCGTATGGACAAAAAGTGGAATGGCAGTGAGTGGGAACTTGATGATTTTAAGAACCGTATTTCTACCACCATTCGTACTGCGGAAACGGTGGACCAATATAAGAAACTTCCGAAGGCAAAGCAGGATGACATCAAGGATGTGGGAGGTTTTGTACTTGGAAGATTAAAAGGTGGACGGAGAAAGAAGGATACAGTTATTTCCCGGTCTGCGGTTACGCTTGATATGGACTATGGAACGGAAGGCATCTTGGATGAAATAGAAATGTTTTTTGATATGCAGATGTTTTCCTACAGCACCCATAAGCACACACCGGAGAGTCCAAGATTAAGACTTATCATCCCTCTTACAAGGGAAATAACACCGGATGAATATGGTGCAGTCAGCAGAATGATTGCAAAGGATATCGGTATTGAACTTTTTGACGATTCGACCTATGAACCATCCAGACTCATGTACTGGCCGTCTACATCGGCTGATGGGGA